TGTACCTGCTGACGCAGGTGCTCATGCCCTCCACGTTCGACTACAAGGCCTCCATCCTCGTGACGGGAACGCCCGCCAACAGCCGCCACAGCCCCTTCTACAAGATCTGTCACGGCCAGCAGCTGGACGACACGGTCAAGATCGGCTGGAGCGTGCACACCTGGACCATGGTCGAGAACCCCTACATCCCTGACCCAGAGGAGCAGCGCGAGTTCTTCATGAAAGAGATGGGCTGGAACCTCAACACCCCCGCCTACCTGCGCGAGCTGTGTGGGGAGTGGGTCTTCGACACGGACAAGAAGATTTTCAACTCCCGCGAGGACATGCTCGTAGAGCGCTTTCCGCGTGAGCTTGCTGAGGACTGGCGCTGGCTCTTGGGCGTCGACCTCGGGACGAAGGACCCCTGCGCGTACACCGTCGGGGCCTACAGCCGCGCCATCGGGCAGTGCTACATCGTGGAGAGCTACCGCATGCCGGAGCTGAGCACCATCGAGGCCGGCACGGAGATCGAGCGCATCTACAACCGCTACCCCCCATTCAGCCACACCATCGTCGACTCCGGGGGCCAGGGCGCTGCCTTCATCAAGCAGTGGAAGACCACCCACCCGAACATTCCCGCGAGGCCCGTCGAGAAGGGCACCGACAGCGTGGACATGGGCATCAGCATCATGAACGCGGACATCCGGGCCGGGAAGCTCTTCTTCGTCGAGAAGGGCTGCCAGGACCTGCTGCAGGAGATGGACACGCTGCAGTGGGACGAGAAGGCCCTGGACGTGGGCAAGAGGGCAGTCAGGAGCGGCATGCAGGACCATGCCATGGACAGCGCCCGCTACCTGCACACGAAGGTGCAGCTCGGGGACGTCAACGCCTTCGTCGTGGACACCACCTGCGCGCGCGGCTCAGACCAGGACTGGGAGCAGCGGCGCCAGAAGGCGAGAGATCAAGCCTTCAATCAGAAGAAGCCGGAGCCGACCTGGGTCCGAATGGGTCGATGGAAGCGTCCGGGACGTCGATAGCCTTGACCAGCTCCTGAAGAGCGCGAAGGGCGTCTATCTCCATCTTGCGGGGCACCGTTGTGCCGTTGGTGTATTGCGCTGCGCGGCGGACTGTTTGCCATTGGCTTGGTGTAAGGTTCATAGGGTTGCACGCAGAACGGGGGCTACCTGTCCCGAGTAGCCCCCTCTAAGTCCGCGGGCTCTTGGTCTGGACGTCATGCCAGCAGAGCCGTAACTCTTAGCCGAACTGGTTCGACGCTGAGTCATACACCCATTATAGTCGATCCACGCCCAATGTCAAGACCGATCTGGTTAGTATTAGATGCCTGACCAAGATTTTCTCGAATCGAAGGCGTGGTGGGAAGAGAAGACCAAGCCCAAGGCCCTTGACCCGGCCCTGGGGATCTTCAAGTACTTCGCAGACCACGATAAGAACAGGCTTGCGGCCTATAATGCGTATTCCCGGGTCTACCTGAACCGGGACATCGACGACTCAGACTACCTGGCGAGCTACACGGCCGCCTGGAACACTGAGGATAATGCCTTTTCCCGCGTTCCGACCAACCTGATCAAGGTCATGATCGACTCCGCCATGGCGAGAGTCACCAAGCAGAACCCCCGCCCGGTCTTCGTTACGCAGGGGGGCAACTTCACCCTGCAGAAGAAGGCCAAGCAGATGCAGAAGTGGGTGGAGTACTGTGAGCACTTCACTGAGCTGCGCCCCACCAAAAAGGCTGCAGCGGTAGATGGTGCCATTTATGGCAACGGTTTCGTCAAGACGGCCCCCCATCCGGCTGTCGACGAGATTACGAATGGCCGCGTCCATCCTGCCGACATCTTCATTGACCCCATGGAGTCGAGCGCAGGGGCAGACCCCACTCACCTGTACCAGCGCGCCTACGTGAGCCGCAGCAGGCTGATGAAGATTTTCAAGGGCCACAAGGACAAGATCCGGCGGGCAGCGCACATCACCTCCGACGACGGCTACGAGTTCCGGCGTCAGGACCAGCAGAAGCTGGGAACGATGGTCGAGGTTGTGGAAGGCTGGCGCCTCCCGAGCTACAACGGCGCGGGCGACGGGAAGCACATCATCTTCGTGAGCAACCAGGTGCTCGTCCTCGACGACTGGGAGCACGACGACTTTCCGTTCAGTTGCTACAAGTGGAAGGACGACCCCACCATGGGCTTCTGGGGCACCAGCCTCACCGAAGAGCTTCTGGGGCTCCATTACGACTTCAACCACGCCATCACGAACATCGAGACGTGCATCGAGAACATGCCTACGCCGTTCATCCTGGTACCCGAGCGCGGAAACGTGAGCGAAGGGCAACTGGGTAACGTGAACGGCATTGTGATCAACTACTCCGACGAGGCCCCCACGTTCGAGCTGCCCCCGAGCGTCCCCAAGGACGTCGTCGACTACATGGATGGCATCTGGCAGCGTGCGCTGCAGGTCAGCCGCATCGTCTCGCTCGGCATGCCCGACACCACCGGCAACGGGCTCGAGACCGGCCAGGCCGTCAGGGACTTCAACGACATCCAGCAGACTGAGCTGGCTCCGCAGTACGAGGCCTTCGAGCGCTTCAACGTCGACTGCTACCGGGCTCAGGTCCGCGCAGGTCGTGACATCTACGCGCGCAACCCGTCGTGGAAGATCGTCATGCGCAAGGACAAGTACACGATCGAAGAGATCGACTGGTCCGCGATCGACGCTGACCCTAAGAAAGACTCCTTTATCATCCAGGTCTTTCCGGCAAGCATGCTTTCCCAGTCCCCCGCGGGTCGCAAGAGCGACGTGCTCGACTACTTCAACGCCGGCTGGCTTGACGTGGGCGAGGCCATGGCTCTGCTTGACTTCCCGGACATGGACAAGTTCCGCAACCTTCGGGACGCGGCAAGACAAAACATCGAGCGCATCCTTGAGGAGATGCTCGACGAAGACAAGTACACTCCCCCGGAGCCCACGCTTGACCTTCGCCTCTCGATGAAGATGACGCAGATGTACATCAACCGAGCCCAAGCGATGGGCGTTCCAGAGCGGCGAGTCTCCAACCTCAGACAGTTCATGCGACAACTCAAGACGCTCCTGGATAAGTCGGACGAAGCCACCATGATGAAGGCACAGGGACTAGGCCCGGCCCTCGCAGGTGGACCACCCGGCGTGAGCCCAGACGGCTCGATGCCGACAGCGATCTAGGACAACCATGAGCGAAGCAACAGAGACAGTAGCACCAGCAGCAGTCAGCCGACAGGACGCCATTGCAGCCGCATCGGCGGCAGCGGACGTTGACGCGCCCGAAGAGACCGCCGCCCTCACGACTGAGGACGTCGCAGGCGAGAAGCCCGCACCCGAAGGTGCGAAGGGCGACCGTGAGCTGGTAGCACCCAGCATCCGAGAGTTCATCCGTGCGCAGCAAGCGCCAGCCAAGCCGGAAGGCCTCGAGCTGGAGATTCAAGAGCTGCGCGGAGCCCTGGACGGCCTCGCCGCCCAAGGTGCAGGCAACAAGGAGCTTACCGTAGAGCAGCAAATGCTCGCGAAGCTTGAAGCCCTCGAGACCCGTGAGACCACTCGGCTGAAGGCCGACGAAGAGGCACGGCAAGAAGAGGAATACAACCAGCGCGTGCGAACCATGCGCGAAGGCGTGATTGAAAACATCAGCGCCGAAGAGTTTCCCGGACTCGTTGCACTCGAACAACAGGAGGTTGTCTTCAACGCTCTTGTCGAACGACTGCAAGAGGGTACGGACACTAGTGAAGTAGAAGTCGCGAGCGAGGTAGAAGATGGTCTGCGCACGGTCTATGAGACCCTGCACAAGGTCTACGGTTCTGCCGCCCCTAGTAAAGATCAGCCGGCTAGCGAAGCCAAACAAACCCTCACGCCTGCCCTATCAAGTACTGAAGAAGCGCCCGACATCGATAAGATGTCGATCGCGGAACGTAAAGAGTACCTGTGGGACAAGTATAACAAAGACCAATAGACCCCATAAGGAGCCATCATGGCTACTACTCGCGCGAACTACGCAAAGTTCATGAAAGAGTTGTACCGGGGTTCGTATGTCGCTGATCTAACCTACGACACGAACGCGGTTCTCGCTCTCCTCCCCAAGAACACCAAGACCGGTGGTACCAAGTACATCAAGCCTGTCCGTTACTCCCACATCACTGGCCGCTCGGCGCTCTTCGCCACGGCTGATGCGAACATTGGCCCCGCGGGTCGCGTTCGA